GTCACATAGCCGCAGGTCAGGGTCTCGCGGGCCCCCTGCCCCCTCCCGGTACCCCCATTCGGGGTAGTCGGATGGTCTAGGTGAGCCAGTCGCGGGAGTTCCGACGCGAGGCGCGCTGCCGGTTACCGCGTACCGCCGCGCTGCCTCGGTTGCAGGCGATGTGTTCGGGTCCGCGGTACACCCTGCGGTCCTCGTCGTCGTGGCCGAGGTCCCAGCGCTCGGTGGGCTCGATGCGTCGGCCGCAGCGCCAGCAGTCCACGGTGCCTGTTGCGACGAGAGGTGCGAGGGATGCACGGAGTTGCTGGTGGTGTGTGCCGTAGCCGCGCTCGGCGGTGCTGCCGCGTTGTCTGCGAGACATGGTTGTCACCACCTGCTGTGCCGGACCCTTATCGCGGGCGGGTCTCCGTGTCGTCGCCGAAGGGGAGGAGCATGCGGTAGGGCGCGTGGTCGGCGGGCCGCTGCTCCTCCCCGATCACGTCCACCTTCCCGACGAGGAACTCCAGCTTCGCCGTGGCCAGCCCGTCGACCCTGACCGACCAGGTGGCCGCGACCACGCCGTGCAGCGGGATGGGGTCACTGCCGTCGTCGGCGACCAGCTCGACCGTGGTGCCGAGACCGTGCCCGGTTGAGCGGATGCGCAGCCTGCGGCGAGGCTCGTTGTTGATGGCCATCAGGCCGTCACCTCCGAGTCGAGGCCGCCGCACGCGTTCGCGGGCAACTGTGCGCCGTCCTCGTGGGGCAGGACCCAGAACGCGCCGTCGGCGACCTCTACCAGCCTTCCGACCGGGTACGTCCCTGGGCGAAAGTTCCCGTCCGGGTCGAGCTGGTCGACCGTTACCCCGATGCGGCGGAGGTCGTAGTTGACCAGCACGGCACCGCACCACGCGCAGCGCGGGCGCAGCAGGGGGCCGACTTGGACGTCGTTCCCGGCGATGTGGACCACGCCAGTCATGTCGGTCCTCTCGTCTACGGTCAGCGGCCGGTGAGGAAGTGGACGGTCAGCCACCCGAACAGGGCGACGAGAGCGACCTTGCCCAGTCGGTGCCGCGGGCCGACCGGGTGGATGTGCAGCGTCTTGCGGACGAAGCACGTCAGCGTGCCGTTCGGGCCGCCGCGGTTGCGTGAGCGCAGACCAAGCCACTCCAGCACGGCGAAGCCCAAGCCGCAGGCGGCGAGGTAGGTGGCCCACCTGCGCTCCCACATCACCGCACCACCAGCGTGTCCGGGCTCATGTCGATCCACGTCTCCGGTGAGGCGGCAACCTTGACGTACACGTCGTAGTCGCCGGCGGTCAGGCCGGTCACAGTGCGCTTGGCCTTGTAGCCGTTCACCGAGCGGGTCGCCCAGGTCGCGGTGGCGAAGTCGCCGGACGTCGGCCGGGTGCCTGCGGCCACGACCGCCATCGTCACCGTGTACGACGTGGGGTCGGTGGCGCCGGTGTCCTCGTTGGTGTAGTCCACCCGCGCGAACACGGTCACCGTGGCGTCGCGGTCCATGTAGACGTCAGCCACGCGGGCCTCCTAGGTGGAGAGGTGACCAGGTCGCCACGAGGTGGCGAGTGGGCCAGCGCACCACGAGGTGTCGAGCCGGCCGGTGTGCCACTGGGTGCACAGCGGGCCGGGTCCGAACGTCTCGTCCGACACCTCGTCGAGGCCGCCGCTGCCCGGGTCTGTGTCGGTCACGGTGACGTCGACCCAGTAGTTGGCGTGGTTGGCGCTCACAGAGGCCGGGTAGGTGCCCGCGGGGCCGTAGGCGTAGGAGCCTTGGCCGGCGGGCGCGGTGATGGCGCTCAGGGCGCTCAGCGGGCCGGAGGTGATGCCGTTCTCCCCCGCGCCGCCGAAGCTCCAGTAGCTCGCGGTGAGGCACCAGCGGTCGGGGAAGTGCACGGCCAACCGGTAGCGGGTGCCCGGGGCCAGCTCGACCGGGGCGGGGAGGGTGGCGGTCTGCCAGCCGGTGCCGGACAGGCTGAACGTGGCGTCGGTGTCGGCGACCGCCGAGCCGCCGGGGGCAGTGAACACCTGGCCCGTGATCGAGCCGGTGACGGTGGTGTCGACCCGCCAGAAGTGCAAGGCGGTCAGCCACGCCTGGGAGTTCACGGTGAACTCGACCGCGAGGTTGAGCGGCTGGCCGTCGGTGACGCTGGTGTCGGGGCCTGTGGCTGCGGCGAACAGACGATAGTCGGTCACGTCCGCCTCCTACAGCCTCGGCGGCTCATGGAAGGTCAGATGGTGGCCTGGTACTCGCGCCACAGGTCGCAGGCGTACGGCGGATCACCTGGCTGCCACAACTGCCAGGAGTTGCCGTCGCACGCCGGGCACTGCACCGCGTACTGCTCCACGAAGGCGTGCACGTCGCGGCGCTTCACCGGGCGGTGCGTCTCGGCGAGACGATCGAGAAGCGTCATCACGACCTCCTGCTGAGCCGATAGGCGGGCGCGCAGCCAGCGAACCGAACATGAGTCGTGGCGAGGGCAGGATTCGAACCCGCGACCGCTGGGGCATGAGCCCAGTGCGCTTCCGGACTGCGCCACCTCGCTCTACGCCTTCAGCCGTGTGGGAGGCCGCTCGCGCCACGGGATGCCGATCCTTTGTTGGCGGCGGACGTTCCTGCACACGACGAAGCCCCCGGTCCACGAGGGATCACGGGGGCTTCTCGGAAGGCTGCGGACACACGAATGCCCGGTGACTTCACTCTACACTTTGATCGTTCTTCTACGCAACGCGGGTCGTCTTGTGCGTCCGCTCGGCGAGGGCCTGCTGGACCGCGGCGAGATCGAACCGGCCGTCGTCGAGCCGTGGCACCACGCCTCGGTCCGCCCATGCCCACAAGGTGCCGCGCTTGACGCCAAGCTGCTCGGCGCAGGCGGTGAGCGTCAGCGTCGGCTCGTCGGTGGTGATGAGGGTCGGCGCCACCCAGTCCTCGCCAACGGCGTGCGCCTGCCGGTCGAGGGCAGCGCACGCCTCCGGGGCGATCTCGAGCAGGGCCGCCCGGTAGCTCCGGGCGATGCGCGTGCGACGCTGCAACGCGGTCTCGTCGGGGTTGGGCCACTTCCGTTGCTTCATCACAGCCGCACCCCTTCGCCGTTCTACATTCGACAGTCATAGTGACTGATCTATGGACGGAAGCAAGTTTGCAGGTCAGACCATACGTAGCAGGGCGGACATGCACCCATGGGCCCAAAAGACGGCGGCCCCGTGGGAAGCGCACCAGACGCGCTTCGGCCGACACAGCGTGGCGTACGGCTCGGGGATCTCCACCACGTACACCGTGTCGCCCGCTTCAACCGGGCGGTGCTCGAACTTGCCGTACTCGTCCTGGGCGAGCATCCATGCGTTGTGCGACGCCCGCTCGATCGTGACACGCGCCTTCGCTGAGCCCTTACGGCCGCGGAGTGAAACCATCAGGTCGTCGGTCACTCGTCCTCCTCGGGCCAGCGCCACCCGGCGATCCTGCGGGCCACCCGCTCCCGCATGTTCCACCAGCCTTCGTAGAGCCGCCACGTCACCGGCCGGGGCTTTTTCTCCGGCAGCGGGTGCTGGCAGTGGTTCACGCCGGTGGCGTCGGTGAGGGCGCAGCACGTGGTGGGAATGTAGGCCTTGAGCTTGATCACAGGTTCGTCCGGTGTCATGACACGTCCTCCAGTGCGGCAAGCGGGTCAGTCCGCCGCCGGTATTCGCCCCAGGTGAGCCGCACGCCGCACTGACGGCAGTCGACCACGTCGGCACCGTCGGCGTGCGTCAGCGCAGGTACCAGGCAGTGCGGGCACTTCTCCCGCAGTCGGCGGACCAACCGGTCGATTCCGACCAGCTTCCGCACGCGGTGGTGCAACTCGAGCAGACGGAGCGCGCCGTCGACACCGCCCCGCGTGACCGGTTCGCGGTAGCCGTCCTGCCACACGGGCTTCCAGTGGTCCTCGGTGCAGATGCCGCCCTCGGCCGTCCAGTGGCCGCCGACGCACTTCACCGACTGCTCGAGCGCGCGACCGGGCACCCAGGCGAGGTGCTCGAAGTCCCGGAGCGCGAGCAGGACCGACATGCGGTCGGCGAGCAGTGCGCAGCCGAGGGCGAGTACTCGACCGGCCCTGCTGTCCCTCGAGGCCTGGGTGTCCCACGGTGTGCCCAGAGCGCCGGCGACGGCCTCGGCCCACACCTCGACCTCGTCCACCAGTTCCCGCTGTAGCGCCTCCACCTCGAGGCGCACGGGCACCGGAAGTTCCCTGCTGCTCGAGACCAGCTCGCCGCTGGTCGAGTCGCCCTTGCCCAGAGAGAGGGTCAGGCTCACGTAGTCCTCGGGCAAGGACTCGATCGCGCGCTTCACGTGCGCGGTGCAGCCCAGGCAGAGGCCTGCTTCGGTGTGCACCGCGGCTCCGACCTTCACCCCGTCGACCATCTGCGCCTCGGCGCACCGGTCCGCCCGGATGCACCGCGGTTCGGTTTCGATCATGTTCGCTCCGTTTCGTGGCGGATGCCGCCTAATTCGTGGCACCCGCAAGTCGCGCGTACTCGAGTGCCGCGTTGCCGAACAGGGCAGGGGCGTCCGGCCTCTGCTGCCGGTCTGCGGCCAGGAGGTGCTCCACGGCCTCCTTGACGTCCGCGGGCACCCGGAGCTCCTCGCCGGTCAGTTCGCGCTCCAGCAGCGCCACCAGCCGCCCGCGACCGGCCTTCGTGCCGAACCGGGCGAGCAGCGCCCACCGCCACGGGCCAGCGAAGTACCGCCGCGCCCGCCGGTCCCGCATGGACTCGTAGCCGAGCAGCCTCGCGGCCTCGGGCACCGTGATGCCCGCGAGGTCGTCCCCGCTGACGGCGGCGGCCTCCGCGGGAGCGGCCCCCAGTGCGAGGGCCGCCTCCTCCAACTTGCGGTTCACCGGTAGCCCTCGAAGCGTGGACCGGCAGCGAACAGCGGCGAGTCGTAGGCGGAAGGTCGGCGGTCGGGGTGCTCCTCGTACCAACGGCGGACCACCTTGAGCCGCTCCGTCTGCCACTCCCGGCTGTCGGCCTCGAACCACTCCCGGCACCGCTCCTCCGTGGCCGCCCACTCCTGCGCCTCCGCGAGCCGGTCCTCCGGGGTGCCGTCACCGGGCACGTCCTCCCAACGCGCCAGTCGACCGCCCACCTGAGAACGGGGCCGCTTGTCCTCTCGGTGCGCCCTGACCCATGCCGGGATCTCCCGCGGCGTCGGGTCGTTGGTCACGACGTTGGCGCCCTCGAGCTGGGCGCGCTCCGCCCACCGCTCCGCCTCGATGCCAAACGGGTCGTAGCGCCGCCACTCGGCGGGGAAGTCCGGCTGTCGGATGACGAAGTCGACGTTCAGACGGCGGTTCGGGATGTACTCCAGCGGGATCCCTTCCGGCATGTCGCCCTCCTTGAGGATGCTCCACTTCTCGTCGGCGCGGCCGAGCTTCTCCAGCGCCCACTCGACACGGCTGGTGAGCTGCTCGCCCGCCTTGAGGATGGCCTGGATGATCAGCAGCGCGTTGGTGGTGCCGTCGAGCATCTGTGCCAGCACCTCGGACGCGTGGTCGATCTGCTCGCCGGTGGGGTTGGCGCCCGTCTGCCGCATCGTCCTGATCCACAGGTCGAGCGCTTCGGCGTGGCTGGGGATGCGGGCGCCGTCCTCGGTGTAGCCGCCCTGGCAACGCGCCTTGCGCCGCTCCAGGTTGATCCACCGGGTGATGTGCGCCGGTTCGAGGTATTCGGTGCGCGTCGCCTTGTGGTGGTCGATGGCGCGGCACGCCTCCTCGAACGTCCACCCGCCGATCTGCGACGCCGACGTCCACGCCGCCTTCTCCGAGTGGCCGAAGGTGCGCCGGTCGTACGCCGCAGCGCGCTGGAGCAGCTCCACCACCTGGTCCGGGGTCGGAGCGGTGTAGTGGGCGACCTGTCCGCCGGTGGGGCGGACCGCGAGGTCGGTCATGGGTTCCTCCTGGTCAGGCCGGCTGCTGCCAGCCGAAGTCGTGTGCGTTCGTCGGGTTGATGCCGAACCGGGCCAGGACGTCCCAGTCGGGGGAGGACTTCAGGAACTCCCCTTGCACCCACCGCAGGTCACCGGTCGACAACCTGGGCGTGCTGGTCGACCGGTTCCCCTGGGTTGCGGTACGGACGCCCGCAGTGGTCGCTTCGATGGCGTTCAACAGGGTCTGCCCGGTCAGCGGCCGGTGCCGCTCGACAGTCGCCAGGTGCTTGAGTCCGTCGCGCACCTGCTCGTAGGTGAACCGTTCGAGCGCACGGGCAACCACAGTTCGGACGCCCATGAAGGCCGACATCTTGGCCATGGCCTCGTGGTAGCTCGTTGCGAGGTGCTGCGCCTGCCGTGCCCGCTCGGCCTTGGCCGGGTCCACCGGCTTCGCCTGCCGTGGCTTCTTGGCGTTCTTCGCGGGCTTCCTCGGTGCCGGGTCGGTGGGCACGTCGAACAGCCGGTCGCCGTCCTCGACGATGTCCGCGTCGATGACCGTCGGGGCGTCCTTGCCCTCTTCGGAGAGCGCGAACGTGACGGGCGTGGAAGGGGCATCTTCGGCGCGCGACGCGTCAGCGTCCGCCCGGTACGTAGTACCGGCATGGAGTTCAGTAGTTAGTACTTGGGAGTTCAAGGGAGTTACAGCGCTCTGACCAGCGGATGTCCGACCAACTTGGGCGTGACTCACGCCCAACTCTTGCGTGACATCGGCACCTGTCACGGTGGAGTTCTGCGTGACACTCTCGTCTGTCACGCCCAACTCTGGCGTGATGTCACGCCCAAGTTCACCGTGACCGTCACGCGAGATTTGAGCGTGACTCCCGTCCTTGCGCTGCTGGCGCTCCCGCTGCTTGCGCTCGCGATCGGAGGCCCTCTTGCGCTCCAACCGGGACTCCACCACCTCGTCCCGCTCGTGCTGGACGTGGATGTTCAGCGCCCACCCGTCGGCACCGTTCGACGCCTTCTCGGACCGGACGTAGCCACGCTCGACGAGTCGCGCGAGCACCTCGTCCAGCTCCGCTAGATCGACCAGACCTTGACGGGCCAGCGTGTCCACCGAGACGAACACGTCGGTGCCGTTGTTCTGTGCGTAGGTGGCCATGATGAGCAAGATGTGGTGGGCCACGCGGTCCTTGCGCTTCTTGTGGATCATCATGGGCACGTCGCGCGCCCACCGGATCGCCGTGAACCGCGTCTTCGGCATGATCTAGCCTGCCTGCCTGGTGACACACCGGTCGCAGAACGTCGCGCCCACGTCCGCGTTCACGAGCCGGAGCGCTTCCTCCGGGGTGTACGGGGCTACCACCGTCTCGGGCCGGTCGCCGATCAAGGCGTTGTCGGCGTGCCAGTCCGCGATGCAGTTGTCGCCGACGCCGTGGAGCACGATCGGGTGGGCACCCTGGAAGGCGTAGTAGCCCGGCTCGGGCACGTACGCCCAGTACGCGTTCCAGAACAGGCCGGCGTCGGCGTCGGCCTCGGCGTCGCTCAGCGCCGTGTGCTGCCGCTCGAACTCGGACTCCAGCTCGGCGCGACGACGCTGGGCGTAGGCCACGATCTCCTTCAACGCCTCGACCTCATCGGCCTGCGTCTTGTAGGGGATGGACACTTCCCCTCCTCTCCTGGTGAGAGGCGGGGCCGCCCGTGCTGGACGACCCCGCATCCGATCGGGGTTAGCTGGCGTCCGGGACGAGACGTGGGCCGCCCCACAGCTCCCGGTAGTGGGTGACCGGGGTCAACGGGCGGGCCTCGTCGGTGATCAGCCGCTCCGCCACGAACGCGGCGTCCGGGTTGGGCGACATGCCTGCCAACACCCAGAGCAGGTTCTCGCTGACGCTCACCGACGCCGCGCCGTCCACGTCCGAGACCCCCCACCACTCGGTGGGGAACCTGTCCTCCACGCGCACCCCGAAGCAGTGGGCGAACTGGTCGAGCGCTGCCCGGTACCGCGGGTCGTCACGCCCGACCCAAGGGATCTGGACGCTGTTCTCCTTGTGGTCGTCGAGCCACTCCGTCGCGTACCGAGTCCACGCCTCGTCGACCGGCAGGCGGTCGTCCCATTCCGTGTACCAGTCGCCCTGGGCGTAGCGGGCGGCGAACTCGCGCGGGTCGCCGTAGGCGTCGGCCCCGATGTGCTCGGCGTTGACGTGCCGCTCGTAGGCGAAGACCAAGGCCTCCGTGTGGGCGGTGTGCTCCTCGATCTCGGCACCGAACGCGACGTCCACGACGGCGTTCAAGATCTCGCGCAACTGGGTGCGCTTGTAGCGCTGCGGCGAGTGGGCGGCGTCCTTGGCCAGCATCAACCACGCCATCGACGGGGCAGCGTCGGCGATGTACTCCTTGGCGCACGCCTCGTGCATCCACCGTTCGTGCGTCTTGGCGATCCGGTCACCGGAGACGAACGTCTCGCCGCACTTCGGGCACGGCGTCGCCTTGGTGTACGTGCTGCCGTCGCTGACCGCCAGGATCGCGGGGCCGGTGGACACGATCGTCGCGAGGGTGAAGGGAGGGCGCTTCATGCTGCGTCGCCTTTCGTCTGGTACTTCGCCGGGTTGATCAGCGGGAACGCCGCCGCCCACACCCAGTCCGGGTAGGAGTTGTGGGAGCCGTGGTGCACGCTCGGCACCGCGACGGGTTCGATGCCGTGCTCCTTGGCGATGCCGCGGGCACGCCGGGACACCGCCGCCAGGTACTGCGGGTCGGTCAGGAACTTCTGCCGGATGGCGTAGGACCGGGCCGTCGGCCAGCCCTCGTCGTTCTCCACCGCCTCGATCCGCCGGGTTGCCTCCTCCAGCGCGGTACGGGCGCCGTTCAGCTCGGAGGTCAGCCGCTGGATCCTGTGCTCCTGGTCGTCGAGCTGGGCACCCTGCCGGCGCTGCTCGTTCTCCAACCGACCCTGCCGGAGCAGCATCGCGATGTCCCGCTGGATGTCCGGCGGCATCGACGCGAGGTCTGACTTCATCACCTCGGCGTCACCGGTCTGCTCGGCGAAGTACGCCTGAGCCGCCGCGACCTCGGGCTTGTTCGGGTCGCCGTTCATGGCCACGAGGTAGGCACCTCGACGGGTCAGCTCGAAGTCGTCACCCGCGTTGCCGCCACCCTGCGGACGCTGGCCAGCCAGTTTCGGGGATCGCCGGAAGTGGATGTCAACGTCCGCGCCGGTGTTCGCCGCCGCCTTCATGGCCCGGTTGAGCGGGGTCAAGAACGACTCCCACCGCGCGTAGCCGGTCACCGGCTGGAGATCGCGAGCGGTCCAGAACTCGCTCCCGTCCGGTCGCGTGCGCTTGATCTGCTCGAACGGCGAGATGCCCGCCGTGTACAGGTCGATGGTCATCGCCGACGCCCTTCCGCCGTGGTCACGCTTTCCCTGAACTGCTGCGCCTGGGCGCGGTTGTAGGACTCGGCGTCGAACGCCGCGCGCCACAACACGGCGTCGGTCTCCGGGTCGGTCTGAACGGCGGCGAAGAACTCCGCCATCGCGTCGTGCGCCTCGGCGACCACGAGCAGGCGGGCGCACACCTGCTCGTCGTTCTCGTTGGGCATGGTCAACGCGGCGGTCATTGCCGCGCGGGCCGCGTCGAACTGCTTCATGAGGTCGGCGTTCACCGTGCCCTCCCGTCCGCGGGCCGCGTGACCTGCCTGATCTCGGCGAGCTTCTCGGCGGCGGCGTCCAACTGGTCGGCCGCGCGGCGTAGCTTGGCGGCCAACTTCCGGGCCGCCGCCGCGTCCATGTCCCACTCCTCGACCTGGCCTCGCAGGTGATCGACGCCGGCCCGGAGTAGCTGTCCGTGGGTGTCGTCTCGTCCAAGGCCGAGATGGTCACGTCGAGCAGGGCGCGCGGGCCGCTCACCCGATGGGCGTGCAACTCGCTGTGCCGGGTCGGGTCCGCGGGCTTGGGGTGCTTGACCGTGCACCACGTCGGGTGCGGCGTAGATGAAGTGGTCATCGGGCCACCTCCAGCCACCGCGGCTTGAGGTTGCGGGCGGAGGTGTACTCGGCGAGCCACAACCCGAGGTCGTGCAAGTCGCCGTCCGGCCTCTCGACGCCGTCGCAGAACACCTTGACGTCGCCGTGCGCGGACTCGGTGCCGCCGATGCGCACCTCCAGCGCGCGGACCACCAGGTAGCCAGCCACGTCGCCCGCGAACACATCGCGCTCGTGGTGGCGGACCTCCACGTCGCCAGCGACCAGCGTGAACTCGTGGTCGACCGGCAGGCCGCACCACTTCGGGCAGGGGAACTGCGCCACGACGGACGCGACGGAAGAGGTCATCGCGCGTCCACCTGCCCAGCGGCGAGCAGGTCCGCCCGGTCGGCGGCCTCACGCAGACGGTCGGCGAGCCACCGCGCCTGCCGGGACGTCATCTCCGCGAAGGGCTGTTCGTCGCTGTCGTCGCCGGACGCACCGAGGTACATGAGGACTTCGCCCTGCTGCTCCCCGGTCTGGAAGTCCCGCCGGCCGAGGGCCATGAGGTGAACCGGCTGGGTCTTGACCGTGGTCGGCACCCAGCCGGCGGGCTGCTCCGTCCAACAGGTCGGGTCCGGGCGGTACTCGGGGTAGGGGGCCGGACGGACGTGCTCCATGCAGCCCGGTAGGCAGTCGAACTCCCGTTCGGTGGCGGGACCGGTGGCGTGTCTGCCACACTCGATGGTGCTGGAAGACATCAGCTCTCTCCTAAGGGCGCTGTTCTGGCATCCGACCCGTCCCGGTGGGCAAGACCGAGGGCGGGTCGCTTCGTTGTTCGGGGTGTTGCTGGGCATGGCGTTGACCTGCCCTCTTGTCACGCGGCGGGGTTGTCGCCGCTCATCTGCTCGTCCAACCACTCCTTCACAGCGGACTCCGGCGCCCGTAGACGTCGTCCCAACCTCACCCACTTCGGCCCCTTGCCGAGGTGCTTCCAGTACCTCCACGTCCCCTCGGGGATACCGGTCTCTGCCGAGACTTCACTGACCGTGACCATCCGCTCCACGACCCATCCTCCTGGTGGCGGTTGACCTAACAAACTGTTGTCAGTACAGGTCTAGCATGTTCGTCCGCACGGCGCAACCACCGTGCTGTAGCAGCACCTAACAAACCGTTGTACGCTCATGCCGTGCCTAGCCAACGACAGCCAACGGACCGCACCTACCCGTGGGAGACGCAGTTCGTGGCCAACATGAAGAACCTTCGCGAAGCAAGGGGGATGACTCAGACAGACCTAGCTAAGGCACTTCGATCGGAAGGTCTCCCTTTCCATCAGCAGACGATTCAGAGGATTGAGTCGGGGGAGCGGCCGGTCAGGCTGAACGAGGCCCACCTGATCGCGGGCTTCTTTCGAGTCAAACCGGAGACCATGACCGAGTCTTTCGTGGCGACAGACAATCACCTACTATGGGAGATGGAGCGAGTAATAAATGAATCGGTGATATTGGTCGAATCGGTTGTTGAAAGCTATGACGAGTGGACCGATAGAGTTTCTTCTTTTTTTGTGCAGCTCGAAGAAGTGATCGACCGTGAAGGAGTCTACGACTTCGAACTACTCCCGTACCCTGCGAAGGTCGGACTAGCCTTCGCCAAACACCTGCTAGCCACCTCACGAAATATCGAAGAGGGCTACCACGGTATTCTTCAACGCTACGGAGACAGGCAAGGCGAGACCCGTGAGGACCGCTGGATGGTCGCAGATCCGGGTGTCACGGTATACGACAGCATGAGAGAACTGCTGCGCATATTTGAGCACGAACGCCTTGAAGAGCTCTCCCGCGAAAACGCTTACTCACTGCATTCGAACTTGCGGATATATATCGACAAGAACACTAGGCAGGCGCAAGGCGAGAGCAACGGATAAACCAGCGAAGGGTAAAGTTCCATGGGCTTCACAAAAGACCTCTGGACAGCTCCGGAGAAGCCGCTGGGAGTAGTCGCCGACCGTGTGGCCGAGTCGGGAGAGAAGTGTCGATGCGGCAAGCCCGCTGTGAAGGTGTGCACCGTCAAGGGTGGTGCCGACGTGGCCTGGTGCGGCGAGAACAAGCGTCTCCCTAACGCCAGGTACGGCAAGGGCAAGCGGTGGTTGGCAGTGTGGCACGACCCGGACGGGAACGAGCGCACGAAGGCGTTCGCCAAGAAGACGCCAGCCGACCTGCACTGGCAGGCCCAAGAGACGGACGTCGAGCGCGGCGACTACCGCGATCCGAAGGCGGGCCGGGAGAAGTTCGCCGAGGTCGCCGAGCGGTGGTTCACGTCCCGTAAGGTCGACCCGTCCAGTGCGATCAAGTACGAGTCCGTCTACCGCCTGCACGTCGAGCCGGTGTTCGGGCGCAAGTCGGTGAAGGCCATCCGGCCGTCCGACGTGTCAACGTTCCAGACGCAGCTCGGCGAGCGGTTCGGCCCGTCGACCGTGGCCGCCGCGCGCCTGGTCGTCGTCGGAGTGCTGGACCTCGCGCTAGCCGACGACCTGATCAAGAAGAACCCGGCGACGAACAAGGTCGTCCAAAGCATCGACACGGAGCCCGCGGGCAAGGTGGTCGCGTGGTCCGACGACGTGGTGTTCACCGTCATCGACGCGCACCCCGACCTGCTCCGCGCCATGCCGACGCTCGCCGCCACGTGCGGCCTGCGTGAGGGCGAGCTGTTCGGCATCGCCGAGGAAGACATCGACTTCGAGGCCGGCGTGGTGCACATCCGGCGACAGCTCAAGAAGCTCGGCCGCGACTACGTGTTCGGGCTTCCCAAGAACGACTCGGAGCGGACAGTGCCGCTCCCCAAGGGCACGGCGCAGGTACTCCGCGAGCACATCCGGAAGTACTCGCCGCAGCCGCTCACGCTGCCATGGGAGAAGCCGACCGGCGCCCCGGTGACGCACCGCATCTTGTTTCGGTGGATCGACGGCGGGCACATGAAGCCGCGTGCCTACTCCGAGACGGTGTGGAAGCCGGCGATCGCCGCGGCTGGGGTCATCCCGGCGCCGACGAAGGACAACCGGGGACGGAGGCGGTACGTCACCACGCGCAAGGAGGGGACGCACCAGCTCCGCCACTACTTCGCGTCGGTGATGCTGGCCGACGGCGTGAACGTCAAGGAGCTCGCCGAGTACATGGGCCACCACGACGCGGCATACACACTGAAGAAGTACGTGCACCTGCTGCCCGACTCGCACGACCGCGCCCGGTCGGCGATGGACGCCCGCATGTTCCGGCCGCGCGCCGTGGGCTGACGGCGGGTGTCATGACACCCGGTCGGACGGCCGGGTTCTGTAGCTCGACGGAGCGGAACGGAATATAGACGGAACAGGCGAGGGGACCGTGATCGAGACGGCGCGAGGCGACGACCGGTACCAGACACCAGCCGCCGCCTCTGACCTGCGAGGACTTAGCCGTTCAGGAGTGCGCGCGACATGACCACGCGCTGGATCTGGTTCGTGCCCTCGTAGATCTGGGTGATCTGTGGCGAGCACTTCTCCCACCTGCGAAGACACCCTCGGAAACCTACTCTGAGCAGCCATTTTATGTTGGTGACCGTTGGCTGCGATTGACGGCCGTTGGCTGTCTCACGGAACAGGGACGGAACACGGAGCGGAACAGCAGACGGCCCCGGCGTCCGTAGATGCCGGGGCCGTCGCGTCGCAGGGTCAGCCGTCGAACCGGCCGCCCTTCACCTTGGCGAGGAACGCCCCAAGGGTTCCCGGCGCCCATGCGAGCGTCGGCCCATCGGGGTTCTTCGAGTCGCGCACGGCCGCACGGGTGGTAGTCAGCGCCACCTCGACACAGTTGCCGTTCTCACCACTGGATCTGCTCGACTTGCGCCAAACGAGGGGGAGGTCGGTCATGGCCAACCCCTTTCAGTTGTTGCTCCCAAGTGCGCTCACCAGCGTAACCAGCGCCGACCGTGTCTCCTCCGGCGAGAGCGCCGCAGCGCTGATCTGGTCGAACAGCTCAACGTGCGCGTCTACCTCGTGTTGCTTCTCGTAGTAGGTCGCCGACAGCCACGCCTCGGCGTATGCCACGTCGAATCCTGGCGCCTCGTCGAACCTCAGCACCGAGAACGCGTAGCCCATGCCTCGGTAAGGTCCGGCCGACTTGGGCATGAGCTGGATCGAGACGTGCGGTAGGCGCGAGACGCTGACCAGGTGTTCGACCTGCACTCGGGTCACTTCAGGACCACCGATGGACCGATCGAACACGGCCTCGTCAAGGATCACCCGGAGACGCGGCGGACTGGACTCGACCAGTCGTCGCTGCCGTTCGGTTCGCAGGTCGACCGCCCGCCGCAACTCTTCCTCGGTGGCGTCCGGCTTCGACACCAGCCGGACGGCGCGAACGTACTCGGGAACCTGAAGTAGGCCGGCGACAAACGCCGTCTCCAGCGTCCACACCTCCGTGGCGTACGACTCCAGCTTGATGTAGTCGCGGGCGAAGTCAGCTGCGACGTCGGCGTGCGCGACGAGCAGGCCGCGTTGATTGCTCTCCCTCGCCATCCGCAACAACATGTCCAACTCGGGCGAGGTCACGCCGTAAGCACCCGCGAGGAGACGCACGTTCTTCTCCAGGATCGCCTGCTCCGCATTCTCGATCTTCGAGATGGTCGACCGGCTCAAGCCGGTGAGACGCACGGCGTCGTCCTGCGTCATGCGCGCTTCGTCTCGCAACTCGGCGAGCCGATACGCCAACTGGCGGCGTCGGATCGGCGGGACCGGCTTGGGGTCTTCGGGCATGGCACTCCTCGGGTCTTCGACGGAGTCAGTGTGCCCGGATCACTCCCCGGTCGGGGAGGAGGTTCACTCGTTCGGCATGTTCCTCACGCGACGTTCTTCACGCTACATTTTCGTCTGCCCGGTCCGCCGGGTGGCCGCCCCGCTCCGTCGCTCCCAAGTGTCAGGAGCGGGGCGAGCCTTCAGGCCCCTACCGGTCTTCATGACCTGGCGGCCGGTAGGTAGCCCGGTCCCATACCGGGCAGCACGAGACGGCGGCCCGCGCTATTTCCCGAAGCCGTCGTCTCGTGCCTGCAAGTTCCGCCTCGATTCGCCTCGCAGGCGGGAACCGTCAACGGCATCGCCCTGAGGCCGTCGGCGGGTCGCCCGGCCACATGAGTGCCGGGCAGGTGCGGGGACGGCTCTGTGACTGGCGTCGTCCCCGCACCCCACAGCGACACGAAGGGAGGCGGCATCATGAACGACCACTGGGCCGAGCAGACCGCCGCGGCGGTCTTCGGCGTTCACCTACTCGTCGTTGCCTTGGTCGGCACGATCCTCACGCTCCTTCTCTTCCGCTGGCGACGGAGCCGGATCCCGCGACCACAGGTGCTGATCACCCGTATCGCCCTGGCCGGGTGGCTCACCTATTCGTCCGCCCTCCCCGCCTCCTCAGAGGGCGGCCCCGCCACGACCGGGGCAGTGACTTCCCCCGGCCCTGCTCCGGTCGTGGCTCTCCACCGTTTGCACTTCGAGATGGGCGGTTCAGGCCGCCACAGGATGGTGGCGTGATGGAGTCCCTGCCCGGTCACAACTGGCGCGAGAACATGTTCAGCGGCGAACACCACCAGGTCGCCGACCCGGTCACGCCCGACGCCGACGGGGTCGTGTGGGCGGCCTGCCGCTCCGGGAGCGTCACCGCACTGTGGGCTGAGAAAGCCAACCCTGGCGGCGAGAAGCGGTGCTTCTCCTGCTTGGTGATGGTCGGCAGCAGAGCGACGGCGCGGCGAGCTCGGCGAATCGCGGACACCGGTTCGCAGACACCTGCGGCGTTCCTCGCGCTCAACACGGCTGGCCCCGTTGTGCGAGCCACTGCCACCCGCCTGCACGGGCTGGAGCTTGAGCCGTGACGAAGGGTGCGGAGCCGGAACCCGTCCACCCCGTCACCGTGCTGTTGACCAGGCGCGAGATGACTGCGTTGGCCGCCGTGGCGTTCGTGTGCACGTCGATCGACGATGAAGCGCACCGCGCCAACCTCGCCGAGGCCGCCTTGAAGAAGGTGCAAGAAGCTGTCCGGCTCCGAGGTCCGTAGGAACCCGGACTCCCGCACCGGTGGCTCCGCACAGCACCCGGTAGCGGATGAGACGCCCTCTCGCGCCCCCCACGTGAGAGGGCGTCGCCGCACTCCTGTAACGAGCCCGGCCCCGGAACCGAACCTGACCCCGTAGTGCAACGACGAGGAGAACCCCGTGTCCATGCCGCAGCCCGAGCCTTCCCAGAAGCCGGCGTTAGCGTCGCCACGGCGGCGGCTGGCGCTCTTGCTCGGCATCCCGATCGTGACGCTTCTTGTCGCCGTTGGAGTCCGGGTGACCACAAGGCAGGGCCCGGCGCAGACAGTCAGCGCGAACACCAGCACCAGCACGACGCATCAGCCAACCACCACTAGCACCTCGCCAAGGGTGGACACTGAGGCCTTCGCGAAGGACTGGATTCGGCGCGTCGAAGCCGTTCGCCCACCATCAACGGCGGTGTGTGATGACGCGAACGTGCGTAACCTGACCTGCGGCAACTACATCGTAGAGGTCATGACTGTCGTGACCGACATGGAGAAGGCGCTGCCCGCCGCGACGAGTTGGTCCGAGACTCGGGGCGCGGTCGACAAGATGATGGCGTCCGCCCGACGCTACGTCGATCTCGGTTGCCTGCGAGGGCAGGGCTCCGCCTCCGAATGCCTCTTGGAAGCGACCATTGCTACGAACAAGTGGCCCGTGACAGCAGGTCTCATGCACGACAGCGGCCTGTCCTGAACACGACGAAGACGCCCCCACTCCGCCAGCCCGCAGGCTAGGGAGTGGGGGCGTTCGTTTGCCCGCGCGAGGGGATCGCTGGGCGACCTGCCGGGGAGGCAGCAGGGGTCACATGTCGCGGTTGCGCACAGACGCCTCCGCGGCCCGCTGGACGAAGGCCAGCAGGGTGACCAGGGCGGTCTTCGCGGCGGACGCGGCGACCAGTCCCCAGTTCACGGCGTCGCCGGACACCAGGGGCAGGATCACGACGACGACCGCGAGGACGACGTCCACGAGCAGGTTCTGGAGGAAGGTGCGCCAGGCTCGGGACTTGGCGTCGGCCGGGGTGGCGGGAGTGGTCATGGGGCGGTGCCTCTCAGGTGGTGGGGCCGGTGGTGTGGTCGTTGTCGCGGGCGCGACGGTCCAGCTCGTCGGCGATCTGCCCCGCCGTGGGGAAGACGCCGCGGGCGGCGACCTCGTCCGCCAGGCGCGCGTAGTCGATGACCGGTGCCGTCACGCTCGCCTTGAGCTCTGCGACGTCGGCGGTGAGTTGCTTGAACGCGGTGACGAACGGCAACGCCTCGCCCTTGATCGCGTCGCGGTCGCCGACCTCGCGGAGGTTGAGGAAGCTCCACACCCTCTGCTTGGTGGAGTTGAGGTCGATCGCGGCCTGCACCCGCTCGCGCGGCTCCGGGGCGTTCGGGTCTTCGTGCGTCGGGCTGACCACGTCGAGGAACGACTTCAGTCGCCACGCGGTGTGGTTGTCGCGCTTCCGGTCCTTCTCGTCGTACATGTCGATCTCCTGTGCGTAGCCGAGGATCTTGCCGACGTCGAGGCCTCCGGGATCCCAGTGGCTGTCGCCGGGAATGTGCTGGTGGCCCAACCAGCCGGAGAAGGAATCCAGCTCGGCCTGCGTGAGACGCAGCGGGCTGTCCGAGTCGGCGAGCGCGTAGGGCATCTCGCCGTCCCGTCGGAACCCCTTCCACACCACGCGGTACGGCACACCGCCGTACTCGTGCAGCGGGCGCGCCAGGTTCTCGCCGAGCCACCGCAAAGTGGCGTCGGACCACAGGTGGGTCTGCGAGGCGAACCCGACGATCTCCACCTGGTAGCACCGGCTGTCGTCGGCGTCGCCGTTCCACAGCGCATACCCGGCCCTGTTGAGCGGGATGTGCTGGACGCACCGCCGACGCACCGGGTCCACGATGAGCTGCGGCGGGTACGCCCTGTAGGCGGACACCGCCCCGTCGATCGAGGTTCCCTCGGTGGTGTGGGCCACTGCCTTCGGGTCGTCGATCTCGTCGTAGGGGGTGCCGGGTGCGCCGGAGATGTCCCAGCGCTCGTAGCCCGGCAGCCAGATGTCGGGCATGGTCAGCCTGCCTCTCCCGAGTCGCCGTTCACCGCGGTCTCGATGCGCGTGACCTTGTCGTGCAGGGAGCTGCCCGAGTTGGGGCTGAGTTGGTGCTCGATCGCGTCGAGTCGCTCGTCGGTGCGCTGGCCGTGGTCGTCGATGAGCTTCAGGCGCAGCATCACGCCCGGCCGCTCCGGGACACCGTCACGTTCGGGTTCGCCGAACCAGTCGTCCACGAAGTGCACGATTCGGCGGACGAACCGGATGACGGGCTGGATCAGGGTCTTCCACGCTGCCGCGAGAACGGCCACGCCGCCGACGATGCCGCCGAGCCAGGGCAGGAAGGTGGTCACGAGGTGGCTCCTGTTACGCCGGTGGCGATACTTCGATGAACTCGAAGTCGTCCACGGTCTTCGGGTCGTCGGGGAATTGCCGGTTCCAGGACTCCTCGATGTAGTCCTTCATCTGCTGGAGGGACCGGCCGGTCGCGTTCACCTCGGGTACGGTGTTCACCGAGCCGTTCCAGCGAGCGAACTCCGAGTCGTACCACCAGTGCACGACGAGCATGTCTGTCCTTTCTTAGGCGTCCACGCCTGTGTCGGTGATGACGCCCTTGTCCTCGACCCACAGTTCGGTGTTGCGGGTGCCGTCGCTGTAGAAGTTGACGTTTCCTGAGCCGGAGTCACGGGCGATGCACAGCAGCATCGACAGCGTCGCGGTGGCGGGTGCGATGTAGACGAACCGGAACGTCTGCGGATCGCCGAGCTTCTGGTACCACTGACCGGAGGTCAGCACCGAGCTCGACGTCGTAGCGGTGCCGGACGTCGAGCCGCGCACCTCGCAGCGCACGTTGTCGGTGCTGACCGTGCTGGTCGGGTGACAGCTCACGTTGATCACGTATGCCCGGCCGGACACCACGCTGATCCCGTCGATCCTCAGCGCGCCTACGGCCGTCGATGAGCTCGTGGTGCTGCTGCTGGTGTCCCGCCGCCCGTACTTGACGATGCCTCGGCGGTTGAGCGTCGCCGCCGTCGCGCGCTGCCCTGCGGCGAAATCTGCCATTGGTCCCCCTACAGCCCCAAGTAGTTGATGTCGGCGATGTGCACTTCGGCTCCGGCAAGGTGCGCCTTGGACACGCCGTTGGCCGCGCGGGCGGAAGCGGTGAACGTCTGCGGGCTGGAGCTACCGGTGATGGCCGAGATCGTGATTCGTTCGCCGCCGACCATGATGGAGAGCGGGAAGTCACCGGCGTCGGTGGTCCACAGGTCTAGCGGGTCGGTTGTGGTCACCTGGAACGACGTCGCCGAACTGGTGAGCGAGGACGTCAGGGTCGACGTGCCCGAGTCCAGCCGGTCGTAGTCCGCGTCGTCCGGGGTGAGGATCCGGTACGGCGTACCGGGCTCGCAGGTCACCACCAGGCGGTGCCCGTACGCCCTCAGGTGCTCGCTGTAGCCGGTGGCCAGCAGGTCGACGTCGTCGTGGATACCGAGGTCGCCGAGGCCGGTGAGCAGCACCCGGTCCCCTCCGTCCAAGCTCAGCGCCCCGGCCGTGAGTGCCGTGTTTCCTGCCACGGCGGCGAGGTCGAACGTGATGGCCGGGTAGCGCTGCCCGTCGACCGTGCCCAGGTGCAGCAGCCAGTCGGCGATCAGTTGCAGTTGGTCGTCGATCTCGGTGTTGACCTCGACCCGCGTGGTGTATCGGCCTGCCCCACCCTCTGCCGGGTCGAGCACCGACATGCGCCCCGACTCCAGCACGGCCCGTGCGGTCGAGCCGTCGGTGCGCTGCACGGTGATGTCGTTGCGAGTGGTCAGGTCGTCGTCGGTCGGTTCGAACGGTGTGGACAGCTCGCCGGCGGAGTAGTCGACGGTCACCGCGGTCTGGTTGTACAGCGACGCGCGGGTCCGGTAGAGCAGAGCCGCGGTCCCGCGTGCTTCGCCGAGCCGGCCCTGGTCGACGTCGGCGCACTCGCGGAGCAGATCGAGGAACCGCCCGGGTCGCTGTGGCCCCATGCGCGCCTCGTCGTCGACGGTGCCGGTGATCGCGAGCGGAACGCCTTCCTCCGCGCACAGGCGGGTGAGCCGGTCGGTGGCCGTCTCGCCGCTGTAGGCGGCCAGCTCCTCGTGGAGGTCGAACAGGCTGGTGGTGGCCGACTCGACGGTGATGTGTCCGATGGCCGTGCCGTTGAGGTTGCCGTTGCCGACGAACCCGACCTCGGTGGCGGCCGACACCGTCCGGCTCGCGACTGTGCCGTCGAAGAAGCCGCCGGTGCGCGCACCGACCTCCAGCGCCGCCACCCGGTAGTACACGTCCGAGCCGGATTGCTCCAGCTCGACCGACACGCGTGCGAGGGCACCGTCGAGGGCGAACCCCGCGCTCTCGTCTGCGAGCAGCGTGCCGGTCGGGTCGTAGATGTAGAGGTGCAGCGCGCCGCCCACCTCGTAGTAGAGGTCGGCGTACCCGATGCTGCCCGTGGTGTAGACGCGGGAGATCAGCGTCGTTCCGCCCATGCCGCCGGCCGGCACCGCGAGCAGGTAGCGCAGCTGCACCTCACCGGTGCCCGTGTAGCCGGCGATGGACCCCTTCCAGGTCGTGACGCCGAGCGTCGGGATCGCGTCGGACGCGGCGAAGACCTCGGACGCGGCGAGGCTGTAGGAGCCGCTGAGGATCATCGGCGAGCCGCCGTCCACGCCGCTGGCCAGCGACGAGGCGTCGCGGCCGTCCTCGCACGGCCAGTACGCCCGCAGGTTGGTCAGGGTGGGGATGCTGCGACGCAGGGTCGACAGGAGCGCGGACTGCCCTTGGCCCAGACGACGCAGGATCCCCGCGGCCTCGATCGGCACGGTGCGGTCGCGAGCCGTGGTGTCCCAGCGCGGAGGCCACGCTGACACCTCGCCCGCGTACCGGGGGCACCGCACCTCGAACCGGGTGTAGGAGAACACCACCGGCACGTTGGTGTTGCCGCTACCGACGCCGGACCGCACGCCGACCCAGCCCGACCGCGTGTCGGGCACCTGGGCGCTGACGTCCCAGTCGTAGGGCTCGCCGAGCGAGTCCGTCACCGACGTGTCCACCACCCAGACCTTCGCCCGGAAGACAGTGCCTTCCATCTGGGCGCGCACCGCGAGCTGCTGGCCGCTGTAGACCACCGGCAAGGTGACCGTGCTGCTGTAGTCGGGGCCGTTGGTCGCCATCAGCTTCACCGTGATCACCTCGGCCGAGGTGATCACCACCCGCACCATGTAGTAGTCGGTGGCCGAGACGCCACGAAGCAGGACGTTGATCGGCTCCAAGTCGCCGCCGGTGATGTTGCTCGGCGCGAGGTCGACGACGGCGAGCACGTCGACGTCGCGGTGTACCTCAGTGGCCAGGTACGACAGCCGGCTGGAGACCGTAGTGGAGATGGTGTGGGTTGCCGCCCCGCCCGTGACGGCGTAGTCGGCGAGCGCCGAGCCGGTGCTCCACACGTGCCCGTCCGCGGAGGTGCCCCACCCGTTGCTCACGGTGCGTCCGGCGAAGTCGTCGGTCGCCTGTCGCAGTGCCAGCCGCAACGGGGTGTTCCTGCCCAGCAGGGTGTGGTTGTCCGACAGCGGGTTGCGGGGGCTGTACCGCAGCTCGCGGTCGTTCAACGTGAGCGTGCACCGCGCCGGTGGGACGACGCGGTCCTCCGACGAGCTGCCCCGCCGGATGGTCACGCCCGCGGACTCGCGGACATCGCCGCTGATGTCGACCCACCGGTCCGAGATGAACAACTCGGCGGCGAGACCGAGCTGGTCGGCCGGAAACGCCACAGGACTAGCCCCTTCCTCCGAGAACGAGCTGGACGTCCCCGCCCCGAACCCGAATCGCGTTCTGGACCCGCGACAGCAGGTAGTCGTCCTCCGGGGTGCCGGAGGACCGGAACTCGATGACGATCCGCTGTGCTGGTGCGGCGGCTGTGCCCCCGCCTGCGGACCCGGCCGGCCACCCGCCGCCGGCCGACGGGCTCAGGGCGGCCATGCCCATGGCGGCCATCTGGACGTCACCGCCGGCGGACCGGTTGATCGCCTCCAGCAGGGGCAGGTTCCGCTGTGCGGCGGACCTCTTGACGACGAACTCGCCAGGCGTGAGCACCGCGGGCACGGAGTCCCGGTCCGGGCCCGCCCCCGGCACCAGGCCACCGTCGTTCAGGAAGGGCATGCCGACCGGCCGACCCTTGCTGTCGACGGGCTGCAAGGCACCGCTGTACTGCACCCTGACGTTGATGAACCGAGGCTTGGTGAGCGCCCGGATCTGGTCCTCCACGCTCGTCACTCCGTGAAGGCTGATCAACGTCCTGATGTCCTGCGGCATACCGAGGTAGGTGTCCGCCAAGCGCTTTGCTTGGCCCTCGTTGAAGCCCATGTCCCGCAGCTCCGCTTGGAACTGCTCGCGCCGCTCCGTGATCGCACGACGTGCCGCCTCGGTCGCCTGCTCCTGCGACTGGCCCTGCCGCAGCGCCGTGTCGAACGCGGTCTGCGCCAGCGTCCTGTAGGCGTCGCCCTGCTCCGAGAGGTTCTTCAGCAGGTCGATACCCGCCTCAGTTGATGTATTGACCTGACCGTCCGCCGTGAGCAGGGCCCCGCGCCAGTCACCAACCGACTTCTTCACGCCGTCGACCTGCTCGCGTAGATCGAAGAGCCCTTGCTGGTACTCAGCCGTCGCCTCTTCCAGGCTGATCTGCACGCCGAACATCTGCCGCCACGCCGTATTCAGCGCATCGGCTCGGTCCGCAGTCTCGCCCGTCGTGCTGGACAGGGTCTTCAGGGCCTCGTTGAGCGAGTCCGAACCCGGCACTGCGCCGACCATCGCTTCCGCGGCGGAGACGACCGCCTGCTTCTCGTCCTCGAACTCGTCCACCGCGCCGGACACGATGCCGCGCAGAGCTTCGAGCTGGCCGGACAGGAAACCGGCCGCCTGCCCCTTCTCCGAGGTCACCGCGACCATGGCTTCGCCGTTGTCGGCGTACTTCGTCTCGGCGTCGATGACGCCCTGCACCTTGGACTTGAACGCGTCCCAACCGACGCCGCCCTTGGTGACCGCGTCGAGCAGTTCCGAGTGGCTGAACCCGGCCTTCTCGACGTTGTCGGACATGTCCTTGTACTGCTCGGACGCCATGATGGTCCGGCGCGCGTTGGCGTCGAACGCACCGGCGGACTCACGCAGCGACCCCGCCAGCGACCGTTGATCGTTGGCGGCATCTTGAGACTTCTGCCCGAACGCCGCCAAGCCGGCCGCCGCGACGGTCACGGCGACGCCCCACGGGCCACCGAGCATGCCCATCACGCCGGACGCCACCGCGCCGACACGAGCCAGGCCGGTCGGACCCGCGGCCGTTCCCGACTCCTTGCGGAGGTTCGTCACGGTGTTGGTGACGCCCTGGATCACGCCGGTGACCGACCCGATCGCGCGCATCGCCAGGCTCATCGACAGCCAGATCCCCACCAGCGGACCCAACTGGTCGGCCAGCGGGCCGACGACCGCGAGGATGCCCTCCAGCACGTCCAAGCCCACACCCATGGCCGAGGACGCGATCGGCATGGCGTTCACGCCGAGGTCGACCACGACGTCCAGCAGCCCGGCGATCACGCGCACCGCCTGGTCGCCGTGCTCCTCCCACAGCCCGGTCAGCTCGACCAGACCACGGGCCACGTCGGGCAGCGCGTCCCGGCTCAGGTTGCCCAAGTCTTCGAAGAACGCACCGGCGCCGGGCGCACCGTCGGACACGATGGTGAAGAAGTCGCCCATGCCGCGGCCGAGGTCGCCGAGCATCGACTCCATGCCGTCGAACACCGGTCCGGCCTTCGCGACGCTGGTGACCATGCCGGGCACGGCCTCGCGGGCGAACGCCGTCACGCCCCTGGTCAGCGACTCGACGTGTGGCTTGGCCTCGACGAAGCCACGGCGCAGCTCGGGCCGCAGGTCGGTGTACGCCGACTTGATCTCACGCGCGGAGCCGACGAGCGTCTCGGCCATCGGCGCGGCGTCGGACGCCAGCCCGGACCGGACGGTGGTGCCGAGGTCGCGGAAGGCGTCCTTGACCGCAGCGTTCTCCTTGAGCGCCGCGGCACCGATCCCGGCGAACGCCAGAGGCACGAGCGCCATGGACCCGGCGATGGCGGCAGCGCCAGCGGCCGAGGACGCGGTGAGAGTGCCGACGGACTTCGCGCCACGGGACGCCATCCGGTCCATCGACTCGCCGACCTTGTCGAACGTGGTCGACGCCTTGTCGATGCCGAGAACGGTGAAGACGAGATCCTTGGCACCGGCCACGGTTCACCCCCGTCCGTGTGCTGCGGCTCGCTCGCGTTCCGTCTGTGCGATCCGGTCGTTGACAGCGGTGGTCAGCCATGCGAAGTCGCGCAGCGTGATGCGGCCGACCTCGTACGGTGGGATGTGCCAGAGGGTCAGCAGCCAGGGCTTGAGCGCGTCTACCTGTTCTGCGAGGTCGACTGGCTGCGCCGCTTGGCCGGCGCGGTCTCCGGCGCCGCCGGCTGCGGAGGGTCCGGCTGCTCACCCGACTGGCTGGAGTCGCGTACACGTTCCCGCGTGAAGTCACGCATCGCGAACTTCAGCGACTCGTCGGTGAACGCCAGGTCGGGCTCACCGTTCTTGCGGCGGGCCATCCACAGCATGGCCTTCACCGCGAGCGCGTCGCCCTGGTCGTGCTCGGCCGCCAGCACCGGGTAGCGGTAGCCGGTGACTCTGGTCAGCTCGGCGCACTCGTCGATCGTGAGGTCGTACCAGTCCAGCTCGACCGACTCGTCACCGACGGTGTACCGGTAGACCAGTTCTCTGCGTGTCACAACGTGTCCCCTCGTTCAGGTCAGCTCTTTGAGCAGGTCATTGACTGCGCCGACTGCGGCGGTCCGGATGCGGGGCCCCCCGCTTGCGGTGGGGCGGTCGAAGTAACCGGGCTTCACGGTCTGCTCGACCCATCGGTCACTGCCGAATACCGGGTGACGCCATTTGCCACGGTTGAGGTGGCGAGGCAGTTTGCGTTGGTCAGGCGGCAACATGTTCCGATTGACACGGATCCGCAGCCGAGCGGTCCTACCCCCTGCGGACGCTTCGATCCGGGTGGCCCGCGCGACCGTCGCGCGCAGCCCACGACGTGCCGCTGCCCTCGCACGCACCCGCTCCGTGGTACGTCGGGACCGCGACACGTCGTACGCGCGGCGGGCCTGACCGCCGCCTCCTCGAGCTCGGGAGTCCAGCGCCTTCACTTCGGTCTGGATCTCCTGCTGAACCGGCTTGGCCGCCAGCTTCATGGCGCGGTTCATCTTCGGCACGAGCTTGCCCTTGCCTGCGGCTTTGAGCTTCTTCGCCGCGAGCGTGACGTCCCTGGTGCCCCGGATCTCGATCCGGGCGGGCATCAGGAGAAGGTGCCGTCGGTGACGGTGCCGTCGACCTGGAAGTCCGCCGAGAAGCTGACCTTCTCCGCCACGGAGGCGTCCACCACGTAGTTGGTCAGCCAGCACTCGCCCGACAGCTTTACCTTGCCGGACGTGCCGCCCTCAGGCCCGTACTCGAACGTCGCGGTCGCGGACGCGGTGCGCAGGCTGTTGAGCACGGCGTGCGGGCCGGTGGTGGCGGTGGAGTCGAAGTGGCCGGAGATGCTGAAGGACACGTTCTGCAACCCGGGGATGGACTTCGTGCCGCCGTCGCCGAACGCCGTCACCTCGGAGAGCGCACGGCCGCCGGGCAGGCCGGAGACGTTGTCCACGTACTGCGAGATGGTCTGGAGCGTGCCGCCCGAGTCGTCGATCTTGAAGACCGCGTTCTTGCCGTGAACGAAAGCCACCGTGGTTCTCCTCGCATGACAAAGACCCCGCACCTGGCGGGGTCTTGGAAGGGTTGGGGTTAGCGGCGGGCGAACGCCGCGACGAACGTGACCGAGGGGTTCGTGCCGGACACCGTCCACTGACCGCGCACGTAGCGGTTGACCGTGCCGGTCACCGTCTTGCGCTCCGAGGTCGCCGCTGTCGCGGCGGTGAAGGTGATCAGGTCCACCCACACGGAGTTGTCGGCGGAGTGCTGCACCTTGACGGTGGCGCTCGGGGTGGTGCCGGAGGCCGCGGTGACGTGCAGCGTCGCCACTCCCCCGTTAGGGGATGACGCGGCGTTGTCGACGCTCGTGCCGTTCCCGGTCGCGGTCACGGCGGTGAGGTCGTGCAGGCTGACGCCCCAGTCGGCGCCGTCGTCGCCCTGTGCCTCGGTGCTGAACCCGACGACCTCGGACACCGAGGAGGGCACGTCGTAGTTCGTGATGTCCCCCGCTGCCAGGTAGACCGGTTTGCCGACGGCCAGCCCGTCGGGACCCGCGGTGACGAGGAGCCCGTTGTCCGTGCCCACTGCGGCGGTGAGTTCGCCGTGGACGGCAGCGCCGGACTCCCAGCGCCCGGACAGGGTCAGGGAGCCCGAGGACAGACCTGGAACCCACCTCGCGCCTTCGTCGGTGAAGGCGGTCGACTCGCCGAGCTGCCGCTGGTAGGCGAGACTGATCGCGTTGAGGTTCGCCGAGAAGCTGCGCTCGTTGATCAGCACACGGCTGGACTTGCTGTGGACGGGCATCAGTCGTCCTCCACCGGCTCGATGTGGCCACCGTCGAGCAGCCAGGGCACGCTCGCGGAGGGGATGTCGTCGCGGATCTCGCCCGGCTCGGCGCGCTTGCCGTCGTAGTCCAGGCCGTGGATCACGCGGTAGCGTGCTGTGGCCGTCTTCGTCTTGGGTGGCATCACACCGTCCCGTCTGCTGCGACCTCGACGGTTATCTGCACGCCGAAGTAGGAGATGGCCCCGACCTCGATCGAGCCGGGTTCCGTGGTGGACACGACGTGGACGTAGTCGACGCCGGAGACGCCGAGACCGGCCGGGTCGGCTTCCAGTACCTGCTTGACCGAGCTGGAGCCGGAACCGGCGAGGTAGCCGTCCAGCTGCTGCTCGGCGGCACGGTCCCAGCCTCGTGACATCAGCAGGGACACCGTGAAGGTGAAGTCGTCGCTGCCGCGCGACATGGTGGAGTCGTAGCTGATGGCCGGACCTGCGACGATCGCGGCAGGAGTGGTGACCTCACCCGGTGGCCGGTGAGGCACCCGGAGCCCGCTGATGGTGGCGAGACGGGTGCGCAGCCCGTCACGGATCGCTGATACCGAGGCCATGTCACCCCACCAGCAGCATTCCGCGCGAAGTCCCGCGCCGGTAGTCGTTGATCAGCATGGCCACGTTCGGGTTCTCCCTCGCGCGGATGCGGCCGAACTCGCCGAACCCGCCCACGCCGAACGGGGTATCCCGGAGCTTGGCGAGATCCTCGGCCAGCACGTAGGCGGCCTCGGTGATCGCTGCGGGGACGGCCGCCCATCCCCACTGAGCGGTCACCTGGATCGTGTGGCGCCGGCCGCGCGGCCAGCAGGACCCGTCGACCAGGTGGATGGCGGTGTAGGGCCATCCGGGCTGGCCGTTCACGATGCCGTCGATGGGGTCCAGCTCGAAGGCGGTGGAGGAGATGGTCGTGTCGTAGGTGCCGACATCGCCCTGGTCGGTCTTCACCACCAGGCCGGTCGTCGTGAAGAAGTCGTCCACGATCACCAGGTCCGGCGCGATCGGCTTGTACCGGCGAGCCGACGCCGCCGCTGCCTGCTGGAAGTCGCGCTCGCAGATGTGGTTGATGCCGTCGGTGGCCGCGGCGACCGCGCCGGTGAACAGGGTGTCGTCTTCGACGTCGCCGACGCCCAGCCGGTCCTTGAGCTGCTGCACGGTGATGTAGTTGTCGCCCAGTGCCATCACTCACCCCGCAATTCACGGAACGCCCGGTAGTCCTGCTCGGACAGCCAGAACTGCTTGAGGTGTGTGGTGGTCACGCTGGTGTCCACGTGCACAGGGAACCCGGCGGCTCCGGCACGGACGCAGAACGACACGTCCTCACCGAGCAGGCCGTCCGCGGTGGGGATGCGGTCGTACCAGGTGCCGTGCTCGCGGCCGATCGTCTCGACCACGGAGCGGTGGATGACGACGCACGCCATGCCGGTCGCTGCGCATTGGACGAGCGAGCCGGGTTCCCAGTCGGCGCGGCCGGCGAACTGCCTGCCTCCGTCGACCTCGACCCAGTCGATGATGGTCGGGCGCGGCTCGCAGCGGAAGCCGCTCATCCCGTCCTGCTCGACCTCTCGCTGTGCGAAGCACAAGGCCCCGACGATCGGCCGCTCGACGGGGTCGGCTGCGGCGATGAGCCGGTCCACGGTGTCGGGGCCGAAGCCCATGTCCGTGTCCACGACAAACAGCCACTCGGCGTCGCCGGCGAGGAACCTGCGGGCGACGTCGTTGCGTGCCTTCACGAGGCCGTCCGTGCCGCACCGCATGGCGAGCACACCGCCCCGCATGAGCCGCTGTTCGTGCGCGAGGTCCCAGCCGACGAGGTCGAGCACCGACTGGTGCCAGGAGTGGGCGACCTCGTTGGGGTGGACGTAGGCGAGGCAGACGCTGCCGTCAGTCACGCTTGCCGCTCCCCGCGCGGCGGACGTTGCGGCGCTCGCCGGGGGCTGCGGTGGCACGCTCGACGGGCTGCATGCCCGAGGGGTCGAGAGTGGTGCGCACGGCGGACAGCTCCTCCGCGAACATGTCGGGGTAGCGGGCGACCAGGGGGTCACTGGCGTTCCACGGTTCGCCGGCGCGGACGGGGACGCGCTGGCCGTTGTGCGCGAGGACGGTGGTGGTGCGGGCGTAGACGATGTCCATCGTGGTGTGCCTCTCTTGTCCCAGGTAGAGGGGCACCCCGGACCCTGGGAGCCCGGGGTGCCGACCCTCGGTGATCACGCGAGGGGGTCGTGGGTCACTGGTTCTGGAGCAGCCGGAACCCGTTGTCGTTCACGCTGTCGGCGCCGTGCCGTGCGTAGGCGAACCAGCCGCGCTGGCCCTTCGGCCGACCCGTCGAGGTGTCGAACAGGTGCGGGACCAGCTCGACGGTCATGCCGACGCGGTCGGCGATGACGTAGTTGCGGAAGTCGCCGACGACCAGGATGTTCGCGGCGCCCGTGGTCCCGGTGAAGTCCGGGAAGTAGGAGCTGATCTCGATCGGCCGGTTGCGGATCTTCTCCGCCACACCGGTCAGGTCGACCGTGACGAACGACAGGTTGTTGCTGTTGCCGAACGTCGCGACCTCGCTCTGCACGTCGGTGTTCATCACCCACGTCGCGTTGGCCTTGTACCGGTCCGGCAGGGCACCCCACACCTTGTTGATGTCCACGCCGCCGAACGCGCCGTCGGTGGTCACGACGACCTCGACGTTGGTGTTCGCGTCCAGGGCGGTGAGGATGCCGAACGGCTGGTCGGAGCCGGAGCCGGTGGCGAACGACGACGCCTGCAACTCGTCGTAGCCCTCCATCAGGAGGGTGGACATCTCCTCCGCGAAGCCGGGGTAGTCCTGGCCGACGCGGATCGAGTAGGGGATGAAGCCCCGCGCCTCGTGGACCACCACGTTCGGCTGCGCCAGCGTCGGCGAGTCGTCGGAGACGGCCGCGGCCTCCTGGTCGTAGGACCACGAGACGCCCGCCGAGGAGACGCCCTTCCACTCGTCGGTGGTGACCGTGACGACCCGGCTGATCCGACGGAACGGGTTCAGCGAGCCCTGGGCGGTGAGGATGATCGCGGGGTCGATCAGCACGGGCACGCCGTAGCCGCCGGAGGCGTCGGTGCCGCCGGACATGGCGCGGAACTCGTTGTAGGCCTTGACCGCGCGGGCCTCCTCCGCCGAGAGGATCGGCACCGGCTGAGACACCAACTGCTGGAACGCCGAGCGGTAGTGCTCGTTCTCCGTCAGGAGCATGAGCCGCGCGACGTGACCGCCGTCGAGGTCGGGCGTCTGGGTCCGGAGGATGCCCTCCGCCTTCTCCAGCTGCTCGGCCGCCAGGTGGCGGGTCAGGTCCTTGGTGTCGAGCACCTTCAGGCCGCGGTCACGCACCTCCCGCCGGGTCAGCGAGCGCACATCGGCGCCGTCGAACGGCTCGACCTTGCGCATGAACTCCGGCGACTTCGGAGCGCCGGTAGCGCCGTCACCGGCCTCGGAGTGCCCCGCCTTGTCGGCCAGGCCGCGGACGGTGGCGCGCCGACGCTCCAGCGCCGCGCGGGCCTCCTCGACCTTCGAGCGCGTCTCGGACAGCTCGGTCTCCAGCGCGTCCCAGCGGGACTGCTGCTCCTCGCTGAACGGCTTGTCGCCGGCCTCGGTGTGCATGGTGCGGAGCTCGGTCTCGATCGCGGCGAGCCGGGACTCCATCTCGTCCAACATCAGGACGCCTCCTTGAGGAAGGGGTGGCGAAGCGCGCGAAGTCGCGCGGCACGCCCGGATGGGGTGAGACCGGTCGAGTGGTGCACCTCAGAGGTGTCCGGCGCGTCGGTCGGGTTGCCCGCGGCTCCGGCAGCCGGCGTGCCCCGCAGGGCGGCGTCGGGGTCGGGAGTGCGGAGGCCGTGCAGGGCACGGAAGTCGGAGTACTGCTTGGCGAGCGCGTCGAAGCGCTCCGGGTTGCGGGACCGCAGCTTCTCGGCGTACTGGTCCACGCCGGAGCGCAGGCCAGCGGTGGCGTTCGGGTTGGCCGGCCAGGTGACCGGGCCGAACTCCAAAAGCCGGACCTCGGTGATCGTCCGCTCCGGGATGCCGTCCGGGTTGTGCTCGGAGCGTCCGGGCTCCTCGTTCCATGAGTCCTGGATCACGTTGAACATGAACGATGACCCGTAAGCGTTCGCGTCGAGGCCCGGCACGAGGTCGCGGTTGTAGGAGGTGTCGAGCAGCGGCACCTCGGCGTAGGGCGAGTCGGGGCGCTCCTCCAGCACGGACGGCACACCGAGCACCTTGTCCCCGATGTGGAAGTCGCTGCCGTGGTTGAACAGCACCTTCACCACAGAGCCGCGTTCGGCGATCGTCTTCCGGAACGCACCCGCCACCACCCGCTCCAGGAACTCGCCCTCCCAGTAGGAGCGGATCGGGTACCAGGTGCCGAAGTCGCAGAACCGGACGGTCATGACGGGCATCCCGTCACGGTCCGTGGCCTCGTCGGCATCGCCGTCGGCCCGCTGCACAGGCACGAACGCCACGGGCGTCACAGCGCTTCGGACAACGGCGATGTCACTGGTCTTCACCCTGAGCCTCCTTCGTCAGGTTGACTCGCTCCGGTGGGCCCGGAGCCGGGTGGATGGAGTTGGACGCTGTACAGGCCGGAGTGCCGCAACAGGGTCAGGTCACCCGCGACGACGGCGTCACGGACGGTGTCGGGTTCGAAGCCGCCGCGGACACCGGACTCGATGGTCAGCATCTGGCGGGACAAGATCTCCGCCTGGTCCTTGGCGTCCTCGCGGAGGAAGGCGATGTCACGGTCGTCGTACCAGAGCCGAGCGCCCTGGGGGATCTTGACCAGGACCGACAGGGCCGCGGCCACCGAGCGCCACTGGGGTCGGGCCCAGTGGTCGCCGAACTTCCGGCGGGCCTGCCCGTAGTTGCTGTAGGTCGCGGCCTGCAAGCCCTCGGACAGGCCGACGATGACCGCCGGCACTCCGCCCGCCGCGGTGATGCGGGTCTCCCCCGCGCCCTGCGTGGCCTTGAAGTCGAGCTGCTTGAGGTCGGCGCCGACCGTCTTCACATCCGCGCCGCCGCCCAGGAACAGCGTCCCGTAGGCGTTGTCAACGCCCTGGTGCCCGGCCTTGAACGACGCCATGAACGCGTCGAACTGCGCCTTGGTGACCGACTCCTTGAACGCCACCGACAGCTTCGGCGACGCCCCGTTGTCGAAGTACTTCTTCTTGTGCCGCGTGGTGGCGATGTCCGCCTGGACCTCGAGGATGACCGGGGTCAGCCACGACATGCCGCGGTACTGGGCTTCAGGGTCTGGGATCGGCGACCAGTGGGCGATCTCGCCCGGCAGGTACACCTTCGACTCGGCGCCCGATTGTCTCCCGCCCGGCGTGTAGAGGTAGCCCTCCACGTCCGACTGCACGGCCTCGTCGGGCGGAGCTGACAGGATGATCTCCACCCAGTCCGGCCGGAGCCTGCGCAGCCGCTTGCCCTCACGCACGACGTAGGCGTTGCCCGCGAGGGACACGTCCTGCTCCATGCGCGCCAGCAGCTCGCCGGTCGTACCGTTGGGCCACGGCGTCTCCAGCACCGCGAGGTCCGGGCTGCCGAACAGGTCACCCGGCCTGCCGCCCTGCATCTGCTGGTACTGGAACCGTGCCTCGCTGAACAGCAGGATGCGGGAGAGGATCGTGGCGAACACGACCCCGTTGCGCTTGTACGCCCCCTGCACGTAGCCCGTGAAGCTGTTCTCCACGCCTTCGCGGTCGGAGGACGAGGCACCGCCCGCCACGTAGGCGTGGCCGTTGAACGTGAACTGCGCCAGGTCGTTGAGGTAGTCGTCCATGCTGTACCGCTGCTCGCGGCCACGGACGGAGGACCAGAGGTTAGCCACGGCCACCTCGCTTCGGCTCGCCGTCCACGTCCACGAACCACAGGCCGTACGCCACGGAGGCCACACCGGCGACGACCAGCCCCCAGCCGGTGCCGCACTCGACACCGACACCAGTCGCCACGCTCGCTCCACCGGACTTCATCCACAGGCGGGCCCGAGCGGCACCGCCGAGCTGTACACGGGCGCGCAGGGCTCCAGCGGCCTTCCGCAAACGAGCCCACTGCTTGGCGACGATCACATGAAGGCCACCCACGGTGCAGCCACCTCCGGCTCTGGTCCATAGGTCAGCAGCCCGTGCAGGGCGAGCGTCACCGCCATCAGCGGCGCCTGGTTGGTTGTCGCGGCCTTCGCGTCCCACGCTCTGGCGTTGCCGAGCGGACGCCACACCGCCCCGGCGATCGAGTCGTTGAGCTCGGGCTGGTTCAGGTGCCGGACCGTCCGGGTCTCGACAACCCGGCTGTGCAGGGCACCGCACGCGCGGGCAAGGTCACTGGCCCAGGTGGTCACCACGATCTCGCCCTCGCCCGGCGTCTTCTCCGGGTCGCGGTCGCGCTGCTTGAGGCCGCGCTCCTTGAGGTCGGGCAACAGGCTCGCGGTCTCCGACTTGTCGTCGAGGACCACCACGCACGGGGACCACTTCTTGACCACGGTGACCACGTCGTCGACAGCCCAGGCCGAGCCCGGCGCGGACTTGATGATCTCGACGTGAATCAGGCCGTCCTCGCGGTAGCCGGCCACGCCGATGGCGGTCGCCTCACGGTCGTTGTTGACGTGCAGCCCCACCGCCACCGGGTCGACCATCTTCGACAGGATGTCGATCAGGTCCGTCCAGTTCTTCTCACCGATCGGCCGCTCACCAGTCGTGATGACCTCGTGCCAGCCGAGCCGTTCCCGGCCGAACTCCTGCCACGGCAGCGCGCGACGCTCAGCCCGCACGTAGTCGTAGGTGATGCGCTTGCCCAGCGTGTGGTTCGCCTGCGGCCACAACTCCTCGTTGTCCAGCGCGCACCCGTCGGTGTCCGGCACGTGAGGGCACTTCTTGCCCTTCGCGCACGGCGCGTTCTCCCAGCCGAACGGAGCGCACCACTCCACCCAGATCAGCGACGGATCACCGCCCTTGCGACCACGGCGGACGAGGTTCGCGAGGTGGTCGGAGGTGGCCTTCCCCGCACTCGACCCGTAGGTGATCTGGGCACCCGGTCGGGTCGACAGGATCGGCATGAGCGCGCCCATGCTGTTCGCCGACAGGATCAGCGCCTCGTCCATGACGACGCGCTTGCCCTTCAAACCACGACCGCCACCGCCCGCGCGGGCCAGGAACTCCAGCTTCGCACCGTTGTGCAGCTCGATGTGCAGGTCAGCCTTGTCCCGTGAGACGTTCTTGACGCGCCGCGAGAGGGTCGAGGATGTGTCGATCATCCGCTCGAAGTCGGCGAACGCGTCCATTGCCGTCTTGAACAGGTGCGCCGTCCACACGATCCGGTCGGGTTCCAGCAGGAAGAGGTCGAACAGCGTGACCGGTTCCAGGACCGACGTGGTCTTGCCGTTCTGCCGGGCCTCCACGACGCCCTGCTCCAACGCCACCCACCGGCCGCCCTGCCCGTAGGACAGCAGGGCGTCGACCGCCAGGCGCTGCTCCTCGTCCAGCTCCGTCCCGGCTTCTGCCACGAGGTCGATCGCCTCGTCGCCGTACGACCCAAGCCGCGGCGGGATCCACAGGTGCGCGGGCTCGATCACGACGCACCCGCCACCTTCGCCGCCCGGCGAGCAGCCAGCTCGTCCAGCTTGTCCGCCTCCCGCGGGGCGTCCCTCAACGCGTCTTCCATCGCGGCCCGCAGCTCCCTCGAGAGCGAGGCCGCACCAGCGGCGGTGTGCTCCGACGTCGCCAACAGCCGGGCCAGCAGGAGAACGTGCTCCCCCTCCGGTGTGCCGAGCCGTTCGGCGACCTCCAGTCGGCGCCGATACGACGCGACCAGTTGCGGCTCGTGCTGCGCCCGCGTCGCCGGAGGCTCGGCCTCAGGGGTCGGCAGCTTGATCACGCGCGGGTTCGGCCGGTTCCGCGGCGGGCGGCACTCCTCGCAGTACTTGCGTGGCCGCGCGGAGCCCTTCTGCGGCGGGATGACCGCCCCACAGTCGGCACAGGTGCGCTCCACAGGCCATCACCCCCTGACCTGCGGAAACGGGCCAGTGGCTTAAACCTCCCGGCCGTGAAAAAAGAAGAC